GTATATTGACCCATATTCGTCAAACCTAGGTGCTGCTAACCAGTTCTATGTAGTTGGTTACAAAGGTACAAGTCCTTACGATGCAGGTATGTTCTATTGCCCATACGTTCCGTTACAAATGGTTCGTGCAATTGATCCTAATAGCTTCCAGCCAAAAATCGGCTTTAAGACACGTTATGGTCTAATTGCTAACCCGTATGTAACTTCGTCGGATAGCTTGTCGGATTCGGATGGCGATAGCTTCACAGCAAATCGCAATCAGTATTATCGTCGTACAAAGGTTGCGAACCTAATGTAATTGAAGTAGCCGACAATAAGATCGGAATTTAAAGGGGGGAGGAAACTTCCCCCTTTTTTAACCTTTGTATCGGCTATAAATAATAAGATGAAGAAAGGAGTACAATGGCATACACCGCAAACATAGACGTTATTCAAAATGCTATAGCTGAATCGCAAACAACGACATATGATTATTTACGACCAAATGCGTTTAGATTTAGTTTAAAAGATTTACCTAAAGTCTCATTTACTTGTCAATCGGCAAACCTTCCAGATTTGCAATTAGGATATGCTGTTCAAAATACTCCGTTTGTAGATTTACCAACGGTTGGTGATAAAATAAACTTTGGTGAATTTACAATTAGATTCATTGTTGCTGAAGATATGAGAAATTACCTTGAATTATATCGATGGATAATTGGCTTAGGGTTTCCTAAAGATTATTCTCAATTCAAAACATTTTCGGATAATAAGGTAAGTAGATTTCCGTTTGTAACCAAAAAGGATGGTACTGAAGAGATTTTGGCATACTCGGATGGTACGTTGACTATTCTCGACTCGACAAACTCGCCTAAAGTAAATATAATATTTAAAAACCTGTTCCCTATATCATTACAGGCTTTGGATTTTGATATTACTTCTCAAACCGTAGAGTATTTTACTGCAATTGCAACATTCAAATATACTATTTTCGAAGTAGAACCTTTATAATTTTTTAATTTGGAGTTATTATGAGTACAAAAGTAAAACCGATGCCCCTGCCTTCAATTCCTAAATTGCCAAAGGCAGGCGGCAATCAAGAGGCAGCAAACAATCCCAACGAAAAAAAGCTAGAAGTGAAAATAGACGACCTTCGTAAAGAACGTATTTTCATTGCTACTCCGTGTTATGGCGGACAATTAACTGAAGCATATTTTAGATCAACTATTCGATTACTAACTTTCTGCAATCAACATCAAATTCCTATTGCGTTTGGAACTATTGCGAATGAATCTTTGGTTACTAGAGCTAGAAATGTTTTGGTAGCATATTTCCTACAAAGCGATTTTACTCGTCTAATGTTTATTGATGCAGACATCGAATTCCAAGTTGAAGATGTTATTAAACTAATTGCTCACAATAAAGATGTTGCCGTAGGTGCATATCCTAAGAAAGGTGTCAATTGGCAGCGTATTCGTGAAAGCGTTCGTCAACATGATACTGCATATGACGACAAACAAATTGCATCATTTGGTAGCGATTATGCAATCAACTTTAAGTTCATTAATCGCGAACAGAAACAAATTGCAATTGAGAATGGGTTGATTCGTTTACACGATGGCGCAACTGGCTTTATGATGATTAAACGAGAAGTTATTGATAAAATGATTGCGGCGTATCCAGATCTAAAATATAACAATGATTTGAATACACCTCCAGAATTAAATCCTCATTTTTACGCATTCTTCGATACAATGATTGATCCAAAGGATAAGCGTTATCTTTCTGAAGATTATACGTTTAGTCGTAGATGGCAAGACATCGGTGGCGAAATTTGGCTTGATCCGTCGATCTCCCTGAACCACTATGGTTCGTTTAATTTCCAAGGTAATCCTTCTCAAATTATTCAAGTAGGATAATTTATGAAATTATCTGATCTTCAAGAATCCTGGGCGGAGGATTGTAAGATTGATGAATTGAATCTTGGTCGTGAATCTGCCAGAACCCCAAACCTTCACGCCAAGTATTTAAATTATCTAACATCTAGCAAACTAAATCTTCGTAAAGCAGAATCCGATTACTTTAATACTAGACGATTAAAGTATCGGTATTACAGGGGCGAATTAACAAGCGCCGAACTTGCCGAATATGAGTGGGATCAATGGCAAGGAAATAAACCGCTAAAAAATGAGATGGATGAATTTTTGTCCTGCGATAAAGACCTAATAACTCTTGAGGATAAAGTGGAATATTTTAAAACTGTTTTATATCAGCTTGAGCAAATTATTCGTTCTTTAAATAGTAGAACTTGGGATATAAAGAATTGTATTGAGTGGAATAAATTTACAAGTGGAATGATGTAATGGTTGCAGATATAATATTGATTAAAAAAGATGAGGTTCATATAAAGGTGTTATGTGATCCTTCAATTGCTCAGGAACTAAGTGATCATTTTTGTTTTGATGTTCCTGGAGCAAAATTTCATCCATTATATAAATCTCGTATGTGGGATGGCAAGGTTCGATTATTTTCAATGTTTACCAAAGAGCTATACACAGGGTTAAAAGACTATGTGACTGCTTTTGCTAAAGAACGAGAATATACGGTACAAGATTCAATTATTCCGAATTTTAAAGATTCAGTCACATATGATCAGGTCAAAGAATTTTGTCTTAGTTTAAAATTGGCATCTAAAGGTCAGCCTATTAGTATTAGGGATTATCAAATAGATGCGGTATATGCAGCAATTGTTGATAGTAGACGTCTTTTACTCTCTCCCACTGGCTCAGGTAAATCTCTTATCATATACTGTTTATTACGTTGGCATGAGATGTTCAATAGACGTCAACTTATCTTAGTACCAACAACGTCGTTAGTAGAACAGATGTATACTGATTTTCAAGACTATTCATCTATGAATGGTTGGAAGGCATCGGAACATTGCCATCGTATCTACGGAGGACATGAAAAATCTAATGAATATGATGTTATAATTAGTACATGGCAATCTCTTTATAAATTACCTAAATCCTTTTTTAGTGATTTTAAAACAATTTATGGCGATGAGGCGCACCAGTTTAAAGCAAAGTCTTTAACTACAATTTTAAATAAGTGCGATAACTCTCCTTTTAGAATTGGAACTACTGGAACCTTAGATGGGCTTAAAACTCATAGATTAGTACTTGAAGGTATTTTTGGTCCTGTCTTAAAGGTTACTTCTACTAAGCAGTTGATAACAGATAAAACCCTCGCAGATTTAAAAATATTTAATATTATATTAGAATATCCTGACGAAATACGAAAATCTCTAAAAGGAAATTCGTATCAAGAAGAAATGGATTTTCTTGTCCAATATGAACCAAGAAACCGGTTTATCCGCAATCTTGCTTTAAAGCAAACTAATAACACCTTGGTACTTTTTCAATATGTTGAAAAACATGGAAAAAGTTTACACGAAATGATCCAACAAAAAGAACCAAATCGAAAAGTGTTTTTTGTATATGGCGGTACAGATACAGAGCAACGTGAGCAAATACGAGGATTGACAGAAAACGAAAAGGATGCTATAATTGTAGCATCGTATGGAACTTTTTCAACTGGGATAAATATTCGAAATTTACATAATATTATATTTGCCTCCCCCTCTAAGTCGCGCATTCGAAATTTGCAATCAATTGGTAGAGGACTTAGAACAAGCGATAATAAAGATAGTTGTACGTTATATGATATAGGTGACGACCTTACTTGGAAATCTAAAAAGAATTACACCTTGTTGCATATGATAGAACGTATTAAAATTTATAATGATGAACATTTCAATTACAAATTAATTAAGGTATCAATCTAATGGAAGATACAACATACTATAAATTATTGAAGCTTTCATCCGGGGATAATATTATCTGTGGAACTGAGGATAACTGTGTAAACTTTACCGATCGCGGTATGATAAGCATAACTAATCCAGTAGTTCTAAATGTTATTAGAACTCCGAAGGGTAGAAATTTAGTAGAGACGTATATACTTATACCGTGGTTTAGTTTTGCGAACGGGAATGTATATGAGATTTCTACAGACCAAATTATCACAGCTATAGATATTAAAGAATCGTTGAAGTCGAATTATTTTTCATATTTGGAACAACGTGCATTAGAAGAAGAAATAGAAGATGGATTATCAGATGACTTTGATAATGAAGATGAAATTCAGGAAATAGAAGAATTTCTGGAAACCTTGGGAGAAATACATGACGACGAACACGACTACGATGGAAGAGACGACACCAACACTACAAGAAGTAGAAGAGGTACGAGAACCCTCCACTAAATCTAAAATGGATCCTGCTCATTATGTGGACAATAAAAAATTCTTAGCAGAATTGTTAATATACAAGACTGCTGTAGATGCTGCAAAGGAAGCAGGGCAGGAAATTCCTCAGGTTCCAGATTATATCGGCGAATGTTTTATTAAAATTGCGACTCACCTTTCATACAAATCCAATTTTATTAATTATACCTTTAGAGATGATATGATCTCAGATGGCATTGAAAACTGTCTAACCGCTGCAGGAAAATTTGATCCTACCAAATCATCTAATCCATTTGCATATTATACACAAATTATTTTCTTTGCTTTTATTCGCAGAATTCAAAAAGAGAAAAAACATCAAGCAACCAAATATAAAATAATTGAAAATTTAGATTTGGATTCTATTATTCAGCAAAATGATGATAGCGAATCCGGTAGACAATTAATTGAATATTTGAAAAAACAATTAGATACAATTGATCCCGAAAAACGGGAAACCCCTTCCGAAACAAAATCTCGAAAGAAAAAGTCCGCAGAAACGGACATTCCTACTATAGACTTACTTGATTAAATACTATATACTGTATAATTAAATTGATAAAGACTTATATGAGCAAAATTAAAGTAGCAGAACTATTTTATAGTATTCAGGGAGAAGGTCGGTACATGGGTGTACCTTCCGTATTCCTTCGTACATTCGGTTGTAACTTTACTTGTAGTGGGTTTGGTATGCCGAAAGGTGAATACAGTAAAGAGGTCGATTATGTGGCTGCAGAAATTGGTAAGTTTCTTTCATATAAAGAACTGCCGCTGGTTAGTACTGGTTGCGATTCATATGCTAGTTGGGATCCAAGATTTAAAGGGCTATCTCCTCTACTTGAAGTCGATAGCATCGCAAAATCTATTGTAGAACTATTGCCCGCAAAAGGTTGGCAACAAGAGCATTTGGTAATTACTGGCGGTGAACCTTTGTTGGGCTGGCAAAAATCCTACGAACAGTTATTAGAACATCCTTTGATGAAATCTTTAGATGAGCTAACATTTGAGACAAACGGTACCCAATCTTTGTCTGAGGAATTCAATGAGTATCTATTTCAAGAATGGACACGCTTTGGTAGAGATTATGATAAATTAACTTTCTCGGTTTCCCCTAAATTATCTGTTTCGGGCGAAAAGTGGGAAGATGCAATTAAGCCAGATGTAGTTTGCGACTATCAAAAAATAGGTAATACATATCTAAAATTTGTAGTAGCATCAGAAGAAGATGTTGTTGAAGCAGAAAAAGCAGTGGCGGAATATCGCAAAGCAGGATTTTATGGGCATATTTATTTGATGCCAGTAGGTGGCGTTGAAACCGTGTATTATATGAACAATAAACGAGTTGCAGAAATGGCAATGAAATTGGGCTGGAGATATTCTGATAGATTGCAAGTTCCCTTATTTAAGAATCAATGGGGAACGTAATGGAGTATAGCTATGCTGAGTATGACGCCGATATGTATTCGCTGTTATCAAAAATAAAACAAAGTAATAAAAAATATGATTATGTAGTTGGTATTAAACGGGGGGGACTTATCCCCGCAGTGTGTTTATCGCATGCGTTAAATATTCCATTATATAACTTAGATTGGTCTACACGGGATTGGGCGGTGCAGGATATTCGTAATCAAGTATTACAACCCGAATCTAAAATTTTGTTAGTAGATGACATATGCGATTCTGGCAAAACTCTAACAACTTTAAAAGAACTATATAGTTTTTGTGATATTGATACTGCGGTGTTAGTTTACAATGTAGACCAGATACACATACCAAATTATTATGCAAGAACTATTAATCGAAAATATCAAAAAGAATTTATTAATTTCTGGTGGGAATCATATAAATAACTATGTCGCACAAAGGCGACAAAATACAAAACTCATATCCGTGTAAGGAAGGATTCTAAAATGTCATACAATAAAACTAAAACTGATTCAATATTAGGACAACAAGTGCATGCGCACTTAGTTAAATTAGGAGTGGAAACTCCTACTATAGATGCATCTAAATTAGATCGTAAAGATAAGATTGAAGAAATCGAAAAACACTTTGCATCTATAATGCACATACTTGGTCTAGATTTACGAGATGATTCTCTTAATGAAACACCTAAGCGTGTTGCTAAAATGTATGTCAATGAAATATTTTGGGGATTGGATTATGACGCATTTCCTAAATGCACTACTGTTGAAAACAAAATGCGTTATAATGAAATGGTCGTCGAACGCAATGTAAATGTTCAGAGTAATTGCGAGCATCACTTCGTAGTTATTGATGGATTGGCAACTATCGCATATGTTCCTAAAAATCATGTTCTTGGTTTAAGTAAAATTAATCGTATTGTAGAATACTTTAGTAAGCGTCCTCAAATACAGGAACGATTAACGGAACAAATTTTTCATGCATTATGTTTTATTCTAAATACTGACGATGTTGCTGTATTAATTGATGCTCAGCATTACTGTGTTAAATCTAGAGGTGTTGAAGATACCGGTAGCTCTACTGTTACTGTGCGATTAGGTGGGGGATTTAAGACTGACCCTGCAGTAAGAAATGAATTTTTAAGTATTGCGCGAATGGGTAAAAAATGACTGTTCATGTTATGATTGATCTTGAAACAATGTCCACGAGATCACATGCGGCAATTTGTTCAATAGGTGCAGTAAAGTTTAAAGGTAAAGAGGTTCTTGATACCTTTTACTGCACCATTGATTTAAAAACTTGCAAAGATGTTGGTCTACATATATCTAAGGATACTGTAGAATGGTGGTCTAAACAAAATAAAGAAGCACTAAAAGCGTTAACTAAAAATACTATTCCTTTGGACGAAGCTTTAACCAATTTTGAGGCCTGGTTCGGTCCTAAGAGTTTACCTATATGGGGCAACGGTGCAGTATTTGATAATACAATTCTTACTAACGCATATTTCTATTCTGATAGAGAACCTCCCTGGAAATGTTGGGATGACAGATGTTATAGAACAGTTAAGAATTTATTTAACTGGATTCCTGAAGATGACAGAGTCGGCGTTCATCATAATGCTTTAGATGATGCGATGCACCAGGCAAAACATTTAATTAAAATTTTAGGTGACTCGTAATATTAAATTGAGTTGATTAATTATGAATACATATAAAAAACGAATAGCATTTTGTCTTAGCGATCAACACACTATACCTCACGGCGGATTAGGTCAATTCGCAAAATCCTTTATTGAAACCTTTACTCCTCTTGGATACAAGGTGGATATTATATTAGATAAACCCGCATCTAATATTGAATTTAAAACATACTTAGAAGAACAAGGCGCAAGATTCATTTGCGCCGAACCTATTAGTTATACAAATCATACTAAAACTTTTATGTTTGAGGACTCCTTTAACTTTGAAAAGATGGTAAATTTCAGAGAATCTATGATGAAGGCTCTTAATGAAAATTTATATGATATTATCATCTGCAATACATTGGAATCATTTCCCGCAATATATTCTTTAAATTTGCAAAAGAGCATTCAAGTAATTTATTATACCCACAATGAAAGTATGGTATTTTTAGATGATCGTGAATGGAAGAATGAATTTACTGAATCATTTAATGAAACATTCAATGCGTTAATGGGAGTTAAAGGTATTACGATTGGTACTCAGACTTTGCGAAATTTATCAGAATTACATAAGTCCAAAATACCAAATGCAAAATATTTACCTATTCTTATGACTGAGAAAACTTTACTGCAAACTCACATTAAACCAAAAGAAGGTGTATTGTGGATTGGTCGCTGGGAACCTAGGAAAAATCCTGAAGCATTTATTGAAATGATACAAAAAACGGGTTTGCCGGCAAAGGTAATAACTAATGCAACAGGTGCAAAAAAATTTGAGACTGCGCTACAAGCTATCAACGCAACATATGAAATAAAATTTGGTATTTACGGGCAAGAAAAAGTTGACTTCTTAACATCTGCTCGAGTTGCATATAATCCTGCAATACGAGAAAGTTTTGGATTAGCTTTTTATGAAACAATTGGGCATATGCCAACCGTAGCAATAGAGGGTATGTCCTGGTTAAAAAATTTCCCACCCTCAAATTATTTTGCAGTACAAAAAAAGGCAGTGGCATCGGTAGTACTTGATCTCTATTCTAAATTTGAAAATTCAAAAGATTGGTATCAACAAGGTGTACTAGAGTCAATTCGTTCTTTAGATAGAAACGGAATAGAAGAATGGGAACGATGTTTTGATTCTTTTGAATGTATCAAATCCGAATCCGAAAGAGCAAAAATTAATGAAGTTACTTTATCTACATATAAAGATTTTATAATTTCTTTAAATAGGAAAGCTTTGTCGATTGATGATGTCCGTTCTGTATTGACAAACAAGCATAAATTTAATATAATATACACAGATACACAAACCTATATATCCAAAGATAAAAACTTTGTTCCAAAAGAAGAATCTGATAATTCACTAGAAAGTTTATTCGTATGAGCCGACAATTAGAATATGTTATATCTGGACCAGCTTATCTGCGGTTAGGATCCGAGCAATGTGAAGACCCCGAAACATTGCAGATGATCAATGATCTAATTGGCAAAACGGTACATAATAAAAACAACCATCAATTTTCTCTATTATATAATGGATTTACTGAAAAGAACTTTGGTAAAAAATTACAAAAGTATAGACCGGCAATTAAAAATATTCATGCGGATTCTGGCGGTTTGCAGATTGTTACTCGCGGATTACAAAATACTCCTGAGACAAGAAACAAAGTATATGAGAATCAGGCAGCATGGGCAGATATAGGAATGGCATTTGATGAGATTCCGGTAAAGTCTACTTCTGCAAGCGGCGTATCTTCAAAAATTGATACTAAGCGAAGGTATGTAGATATGGAAAATTTTGAAACATATGCTAGACAAACAGGCAAGAATGTTAAAGATCAAATTTTAAAATTTGATTCTGTAAAAAGTAATTGTCGCCCCTTTGTTATTATTCAGGGGTCGGGTCAAGATACCTACCATCAATGGACCGAATATATGTTAGATGAAATTCCTAAAGAATTGCATCATCGTATTGGCGGCGTTGCTATGGGTTCTGCAGCATTAGGCATGGGACCACTTGAGGATGTGAAACGTGCATTTTATGTAAATGCTGTGCCTTTTGAAAAACCCTTTCATCTACATGTATTGGGGGTAGGCGCACTAAAACGTATATTGCCGTATTTACTATTTAGCCAATCTGGATTATATAAAGATATTGATATCTCGTATGATTCTACGACACATTCTATGTCATTGGATAACGGTTTATTTTATTTTTCGCATTGCAAAAAAGGTACACCTGGCGACTACGGCGGTTCATCTGTAAAAATGGGTAGACCATATTCTAATATCTATCGGACTGTTACTAACGAAATTAATTCAGTATGTGGTACCGATTACTCCCCTGAAGAATATCACAAATTAATGAATATTTCGGTAGGTGAGTATTTAGAAAACGGCGGCAAATTTATAGATATCATGCGTGCTAGACTTTCCTTTATTTTAACAAATGTGCATAATTTTACTATGGATGTCTCGAACTTAATGAATTCTAAAGATGAATTCTTGCGCTTCTGCAGAGATAAAAATTGTGAGAATGAATATAGTACATTGTTTGATGTTAAGACATCTGAAGATTTTATCTATTGGGAAAAACACGTAGGAAAATTTATGGATTCATCTCCGGTAAACATTATTGCACCATCATCTCTTGAGGACTTATTTGCATGAATTTTGCTAGTTCAATTATTAATACATCTGACATAATTATGAAACAAACAAGTTATATTTGGGTAACATTTCAAAAAGAGGGTATCCACAAATATCCTGCTGCGGCAACGGATCCGAAATTGGCAACAGGCGATTGGCTTGATGTTAGTTTCTTAAGTACACCGCATCGGCATATATTTCATTTTAGAGTTGAGATGCAGGTATTTCATGATGATCGAGATGTAGAATTTATACAAGCAAAGCGAATAATGGAACGATGGTATTCTGATGGCACATTACAGTTAGATTATAAATCTTGCGAAATGATGGCTAGAGAGCTGTATGGACGCCTAAATACTATGTGGCCTAATAGAAATTATGTTATTGAAGTATCTGAAGATAACGAAAACGGTTGTAAACTATATTTTGGGGAGTAAATACTGATGCGTAAATTGATATACTGTGGACTTGAGCCATATGAAGGCCGTTATACTTTGCAGCTTCAGCAATGGAACGAAGCGGCATTTAAACGTAGAGGCATCAATTATGAAATTATCCACGGTGATACTTTGGATAATTCTAAGTCAATTGTAACCGGACAAGTATTAGATGCGCATGGTCGTAGTTATTATTCTTTGACACAGATGGCAAAACTTGTTGCAAAGATGAAAGCTGGAGAAATTCAGTATGATGACATAATTTTCTTCGAAGATATGTTTACTCCTGGAATGGAAGTATTGCCTTATATTATGGATCAATGTGGTTGGGAACATCAGCCTAGAGTATTTGTTAGGTGTTTAGCTCAGACAATTGATCCTGACGACTTCTTACATGTCTGGGATATGCAAGGCTGGATGGCACACTATGAGAAGATGGTTAATACTTGGGTGAGTGGAGTATTAGCATCAAATGAAGAGATGGTTGCTCATATGAAAATTGCAGGTTGGCAAGTGCCAATGTATAATATCTCAGGATTAGCATTTGATCAAAATGAAGTTCGTAGTCGTGTAAAGAATATTAAACAATTCTCAGAACGTAAGAATCGAGTAGTATTCTCTGCAAGATTCGATCAGGAAAAGCAGCCGGGATTCTTTATGGATATTATAGAACATTTTGGGTCTAAATCGGATATTGAATTTGCGGTATTGTCGGGTGGTCCTTTACGTAGTAATGACGACTCCTATATAGACCGAGCAGTTGAATTAACTAAGACGCATCCCAATTTTAAGATATACGAAAATCTTAAGAAGGATGAATATTACGAATTGCTTGCAGATTCTAAAGTATTATTTAATTGTGCCCTGCAAGATTGGGTAAGTAACACTGCATCAGAAGCAGACGCATTAGGAACAAATTGTTTGTTCCCAGCCTACAGATCATTTCCTGAAACATTCGCAAATGATCCCGAATGTTTATATATTCCTTGGTCTAAAGAAGATGCCACAAATAAATTAGAGTGCTTATTAGAAACTCCTAGAAACGGTATTGGTAAATTGGCTAACTGGACCTCAGGAACTATTGACAGATGCCTCGATATTATGTTAGGATTAGATAACGGTAAGTGGAATAGAAACCAATCTAATTATAGAAATCATACATCTGAGACCAAGTATTAAATGACTAAGACTGTTATAGTTACAGGCGCCGCCGGTTATATCGGTGGCGCTATTTGCATAGAACTTATTACCAAAGGGTATTATGTAATTGGTATTGATCGCCGAGCATTACCTTCACATTTGGAAATATACTGCGATGAATTTATCCAATCCGATTTTATTGGGTATGGATCATTAATGCAAGTAGAAAAACAACCATGTGCAATTATACATTGTGCGGGTACAAGTTTAGTTGGACCTAGTATACAAAACCCTGAAGAATATTATGAAAACAATATTCAGAAAACTTTAGCATTTCTTAAATATATTCGTAGGCGTTCCCCGAATTCCAAATTTATCTTTAGCAGTAGCGCATCTGTTTATGGCAATCCTGATACCGATAAACCAATAACAGAAGAACAACCTACCAATCCTATTTCGCCGTATGGTGAATCTAAGTTGATGATTGATAAGGCTTTGCATTCGTTTAATATTGCGTATGGCATGAAATATGTAGCATTTAGATATTTCAATGCGTGTGGCGCAATACAAAATGGAATACACGGACAAGAAGCAAATGCGACCCATATTTTTCCTAAGGTGTTTGACGCAATTTTAGAAAATCAACCTTTTATATTAAATGGATCCGATTATAATACTAAAGACGGCACTTGTGTTAGAGATTATATTCACATAGCGGATATTGCTAATGCTCACGTAATGGCAATAGAAAAAAATATGCAAGGGATATATAATATAGGATCAGTTAGAGGATATTCTAATTTAGAAATTCTTAAAGAAGTGTCAAAATGCTTAGGTAAAAATGTATCTATTGAAGTAGCAGAAAAACGTATAGGTGATCCTGCGTATTTAATCGCCGATTCCGATAAATTATTTTCAGAGACGGGCTGGACAGCACGAAAAGATCTACGCACTATAATTAAAGATTTACATGATTGGTACTTCCCAGAGGCCTTAGGCGCTCATCCCTCTTAAAATATTCTGCGTGTCTTCTTTTAAACACGGAGACAAATAAAATGACAAACAAAAAATTCTTTTCTACAAAAACATACAGACAAATCGGACCAGTTGCTTATCGGCAATGGCGCGCCGATTCCCATTGCAATTTAATTCATGGTTATGCAATGAGTTTTCACTTTGAATTTGAAGCAGATACTTTAGATGCTCGCAATTGGGTTACTGACTTCGGAGGACTGAGACCACTTAAGGATAGTCTAGAAGAGTGGTTCGATCATACTTTACTTGTTGCTGAAGATGACCCTATGCGAGACGAACTACTACACTTAGGCAAAATTGGTCTGGCTAAAATTACAGAAGTAGAACGAACAGGGTGCGAAGGCATTGCTGATTTTCTATATGAATATATCAACACTATCTTTTTACCAAATTGCGGTGCAGAAGAAGCAAAAAGAGTTTGGTGTTGCCGTGTAGAAGTTCGAGAAACAGATTCTAATATGGCAGGTCGAAATGGACATCGTGAAGATAATGAATTCATCTAAAAATGAAAAAAACAAATATCGCAAAAGGTGCTCAAAGTAAAGATGAGTATGTAGGCGATTTAACTATTGCATTTATAAATCATAATACATCAGAATATCCGGTTACGGTGGGTGCAGTAAAATTTGCACCTGTTCCTGTAACTAAGCAAAAAGATTTGATGTTAAATGTTGCAAGATTGCATGCACAACAAGAATATGATAGAATTATGGAATTAGTTACTGTGCTACAAAAACAAGCACGTGGAATTAAGCATAGACTAGACTTCACGGATCAAGTACACGCCGCAGAATATTCGTTTCAATTATATCATGGACAAACCTATTGGTTGGCATTTGATAAAAAATTACAAAAAACAATTTTAATAATTAATGGGCCGAATGATTGGTCTACAGGTGCGCCAGCGCACTATGACTATATTACACGAGCTAAATGGTTAGGTGATCATACCTGGTTAGAAGTTGATGAAGAAGGAAATCCTGTAAATGAAAATAGCGTTAATTACTGATACGCACTTTGGGGCAAGGTCTGATTCGCAACCCTTTGATGCATACTTTAAAAGATTTTATCAAGAATCATTTTTCCCAGAATTACAAAAACGCAACATTAAAAATATTATTCATCTAGGTGATTGTTTTGATCGTCGGAAATATATTAATTTTAATTCTTTAAAATCTTGCCGAGAATATTTCTTTGATCAAACAAAGTACCTTGGCATTACCATGGATATGATCATTGGTAACCATGATACATTCTTTAAGAATACCAACAATGTAAATTCCCCTGATCTATTACTTACTGAATATGCAAATATCAATGCATATAAAGATGCGACAGAAGTAGACTTTGGTGATTGTTCTATATTAATGATGCCTTGGTTGTGTGCTGATAATTACGAAGAATCGATGGCGCTAGTTAAAAAAACTAAAGCTACGGTATGCTTTGGGCATTTGGAATTAGCAGGATTTGTAATGTACAAAGGGCAAAATACGCAGGAGTCGCATGGCGGATTAGATTCTAAATTATTTAGCAAATTCGATTTAGTATGTTCTGGACATTTTCATCATAAGCATAGTGGCGGCAATATCCATTATTTGGGTAATCCATACCAAATGTTCTGGAATGATTTTGAGGATCCTAGAGGATTTCATATCTTTGATACTGTTACTTTAGAATTAGAATTTATTGAAAATCCTTTTACGATATTTGAAAAATATTATTATGATGACGATAAAGAAGATGTATCTACGATAGATATTACTAAATTTGCAAGTAAACTAATAAAATTGATAGTTGTAAATAAAAAAGATTTTATTAAATTTGATACGTTTATTGAAAATATATACAATCAAAATCCAATTGAATTAAAAATTATTGAGGACTTCTCAGAGTTTGAGGCAGAAGCCTTAGATGAGACAATTGACTTAGAAGATACCATGACTTTATTATCCAACTATGTTGATAGTATAGAAACAGATGCGGATAAAGACCGTATTAAAACTTTGATGAAATCGTTATACGTAGAAGCTCAAAATTATGAGGAAGCATGATAAAATTTAAGACTATACGTTGGAAAAACTTCTTATCAACAGGAGCACAATTCACAGAAGTTGGATTAGATAAATCAACTACCACATTAGTTGTTGGTGAAAATGGTGCCGGTAAAAGCACCATTCTTGACGCATTGTGTTTTGTTTTATTCAATAAGCCATTTCGTAGTATCAATAAGCCTCAATTGCTTAATACGATCAATGCTAAAAATTTACTAGTAGAGTTAGAATTTAATATTGGTCCCAAAGAATACAAAATTGTTCGGGGTATTAAACCCGGTATATTTGAAATTCATGTGCAGAACGTGTTATTGAATCAGGATGCCGCAGCGAAAGATTACCAAAAATATTTAGAAGATACTATTCTAAAATTAAATTATAAATCATTTACGCAGATTGTAATTTTAGGTAGTGCATCCTTTACCCCCTTTATGCAATTGCCGTTGGGTCATCGAAGAGAAATTATTGAGGATATTTTAGATATCCAAATATTTACAGTAATGAATTCGGTATTGAAGAATAAACAAACTGAAATAAAAAATTCAATTTTGGATATAGATTCTAAAGTAGAATTTGGTAAAAGCAAAGTTAAATTACAACAAGACTACATTAAAACTCTTGAAGATGATATACAAAAACGGGCAAAGGATACTACAGTATTAATTGAGACTGCAAATATTGCAATTAACGGTTTTACTACAGAGATAAACACATTAAAATCGCAAGTGGATGGATTAAAACTTACAATTTTAGATGATGATGAAACAAAGAAAAAAGAAAAACAAATACTTAAAGTATTAGACAAACTTAAAGAGAAGTCAAAGAAAGTAAATTCTGACATCACATTCTATCTTAACCACGATGATTGCCCTACATGCAATCAAAATTTAAGTGAGGACTTTAAGGATAAAACGATTACGGAACATAAGCATAAATCGTCTGAGGTTGCTGATGCAATACATGATTTAGAAAATCAAATAACCGATGTTAATTTGCGATTAGAAAAAATAGATGTAGTTAAAACTAAGATTGCAGAATTGAATGAATCTATTATTGAATTTAGCTCTAGTTTAATTGCCGAACAAAATTATATTAAAAAATTAGCAAAAGAGATTCAGGATAGTGCTACTAATACTACCAACATAGATGAGGAAAAAACTAAATTAAAGGCATTGGCTAAAGATGTTATTCTTTTGTCTGAAGAAAAAGGTAAGCAAACAGAAGAAAAACACTATTTTGAGATTGCGGGTATACTTTTAAAAGATACCGGAATTAAAACTAAAATTATTAGACAATATTTGCCAATCATTAATAAATTAGTAAACAAGTATTTAGTGGCAATGGATTTCTTTTGTCATTTTGAATTGGATGAAACATTCAATGAAACAATAAAGTCTAGGCATCGAGATGAATTTTCTTATGCATCATTTAGTGAAGGCGAAAAACAGCGTATTGATTTGGCGCTATTATTTACTTGGCGAACAATTGCAAAAATGAAAAATTGCGCTAGCACAAATTTGCTATTACTTGATGAGGTTTTCGATTCATCTTTAGATGCAAATGGTACAGATTATGTGATGAACCTTATAAATACTTTAGGTGACGAGACTAATGTATTTGTAATTAGTCACAAGGGAGATCTTCTATTTGATAAATTTAGAAGTGTTATAAAATTTGAGAAACACCAAAATTTCTCTAGAATACAAGGAAGTTAATATGGCAAATGATACTTGGCAGCTACAAACGCATACGGTAAATACCTACTGTTATTACACAGGAATATTTGATGATGAAATGCTTGACGACATTGTTACGTTGGGCGATTCTCTTTTATTAAAAAATGCAGAGGTTGGTGGAAATTTTGACACGCCGGGAGGCGAAAACGCAGATATTCGAAAAACAACTATTGGTTGGATTCCTACAAACGACCAAAATGCTTGGCTTTACAGAAAATTAACAGACAGCGTCTTTCAGGCAAATTCAAAATGGTTTAATTATGATCTTAACCATATTGAATCGCTACAATTTTCAGTATATAAAGAAGGTGATTTTTATGATGCGCACGTTGACCATCATTATCAAGGCGCGGGACAATACCCTAGAAAATTAAGTTTTACTATGCAATTATCGGATCCTTCGGATTATGAGGGTGGCGATGTAAATCTAATTACGTCCCACAACCCATTTGCAATCCCAAAAGAGCGCGGAACAATCACATTTTTTCCTTCGTATACCTTGCATGAAGTTAAACCCGTTACCAAAGGAATCCGAAAAGCATTAGTTGGTTGGATCCATGGACCCAATTGGAAATAAAAAATGGCTAACAAAATTCCTTTAGAGTATCTAGAATTAGATAACGATTTTGGTTTCACCGCAGTAAATGAAAAAGATGTTACTGAACCAATATTGGCAGAAGCCAAAACATCTGTAGATAGCGAAACCAAATTGAAGTTGCAGACTTTGGAAAAAATGGTTATGCCCCTTTTGGTTAATTTGATGAAGAATCCCGAAAAAGAATACATACATTGGCCAAATCGGGTTCCGCTCATAGAGAAACAAATTGAACGAATTTTAGCTATAACTAGGGCTTGACAACTGCTCCTTTAGGTGTTATAATATAGAAAAGCCCAGAGGAGACCCATATGATAGCCGATTCGAAATCTATATTAGCAAAGCTTCTAGCATCCGAAAACATTCAAGTAGAACACAAGAAAGTTTCTACCGCATACTTTGATACTAAAAATCGAGTTATGGTCATCCCTATTTGGAAGTCCATGACTCCGTTTTTATATGATTTGCTTCTAGGTCATGAGGTTGGTCATGCATTGTTTACTCCACCTGAAGGTTGGCATGACCAAGTATTAGATGGGTCTAAGAAAGGCTTCAAAACATATTTAAATGTTGTCGAAGACGCTCGCATTGAAAAATGTATTCAAGAAAAGTTTCCGGGGTTGAAGGTATCCTTTAAAAAGGGATATGCTGAACTAATGCAAAAAGACTTTTTCGGAATTGAGAAAAATGAATGGGACATCAACACGCTACCTTTAATTGATCGTATCAATTTACACTATAAGGTCGGTTCATATTTAAACGTGCAATTCAAAGATGATGAACAATATTTCTTAAAACGAATTGATGGTATTAAAACGTGGGATGACGTTGTTTCTGTATCTAACGAATTGTATGAATATGGTAAAACAGAACCAAAATTGCAAAATTTTGATGATGTCGATTATGTTGAGGATATGGATGATGATTTTGATTCGGAAGATGATACTTGGGAAGAAGAGGAATCTGATTCCGAGTTCGATAAAAAGAGCAGAAAAACAAAAAATAGACGAGGATCGGATATTGGCGAGTTTGATCCAGAGTCAGTAACTGATAAATTTTTTCGGCAAATGGAAAATCAACTTGTCGACGATTCAGTAAAGCCATACCTTTATGTCAATATGCCTGAGGTTGATATTAGTAAAGTCATTGTACCGTATAAAACAATTCAGAAATTCTACACAAAATTTCGGTATCAAGATTATACACTTAATGTTGATACTTTAGATGCATTAGCAATTACACAATCAGAAAAAGCAAAAGAACATTTGTATAAAAAGTTCTTAGAATCGAATAAGAAATATATAGGTTATTTGGTTAAAGAATTTGAGCTTAAAAAGAATGCTAAACAATATGCAAGGGCATCTATTGCTAAAACTGGCAAATTGGATATGAAAAAAATTCATTCTTATAAGACTAATGATGATCTGTTTAAACGAATGACAATTGTCCCAGACGGTAAATCTCATGGGTTATTGATGTTCGTGGATTATTCTGGGTCTATGGGTGAAAGTATTCAAGCAACAATTGAGCAAACCTTAGTTTTGGTAATGTTCTGCAGAAAAGTAAATATTCCATTTCGTGTATATGCATTCACCGATCTACAGAATGATTCAATTAATATTGAACTAGGTATGGAAACTCCAAATACAGAGGACCCGGCTACATATTTTAGAGCTCGTAGTGTGAATGGATTGGGTAGATTTTCAAAACGAGTAAATGATTTGCATGTTGATGATGTTGCATTCAGATTGCGCGAATATGTATCAAGCGAAATGAATTCAAATGATTTTAAAGATGCAGTTAAATATTGGTTGCTTGTGGGAGAATTGATGACTTCTCGGTATAACCATAGGGGTAGCAGAAATCCTGGGGTCAGTGAATTTTTGAGAAATTCGGAATTTGAACAATTGAATGGCACTCCTTTGAATGAAGCAATTATTTCTGCAATCGATATTACGGAAGCTTTTAGAAAACAGTATAAATTAGATGTCGTCAATACAGTATTTTTAACCGACGGCGATTCAAACGATACGGGGGCAGTATATAAAGAAAATGATAAATATCTCAATTACTACGATAAGTATGGGAATAATTGTAATGTCATTATTCGGCACACTAAGACTATGCTGGAAGGTAAGAAAATTCCTAACGCGGAATTAACTACTGGATTGCTCGATTTACTGAAAAAAGTATCCGGTGCAAATACAATTGGGTTTTTTATTGCTCCTAGATTTGGAAGGAACGTTGTTATGAACAGAATTAGTAAAACAGGTAAATACGTTCATAATTTTGATCAGCAATATAAAACGGCAAAACAACAAAAATTCTTTATGTTAAATGATGTTGGGTATGATGATTTCTATATTATTCCTGGTGGAAAAGATTTGGAAATCACTGAAGATAATTTGGTTGTTTCGGCAGGAGCCAAAAAGACAGAGATTAAAAACGCATTTATGAAAATGCAAAAAAGCAAATCTATTAATCGAGTTCTTTTGAGTAGATTCGTTAGTAAAATTGCTTGACACAAATTGCAATAGGTGTTATAATATGATGTAGCTTTTAACTTTTGAGGATTATATTATGTCTAGAACGCATTACAGTGAGCAGCAACGTACCGAATTAGTTATTAAATTAGAAGAAGAATATGGTAGCAAAGTATCTAAAGATCAAATTTTAGAATTTTGCGATATGCGAAATTTGCCGAATCCGCATTTTTTAGTTTCTCGAAAAGATATCAAGGTCAATAAAGTATATGACCTTAGTCTATTAAATTCTTCGACTATTAGCGATCCTTATATGAATGATACTCCGATTGTAGCGCCCACCCCATCCGCACAAATTCTGCCTTTGAAGCAACGTAAAATGGTTTCAGAGATTGATAACTCTGTGCCAGCAAAAGATAATACGTATGTACCGTTTGGCTTTTTTAAGCAACTGGAACAAATTTTAAAATCAAGAACATTTTATCCGGTCTTTATTACTGGTCTATCGGGCAATGGCAAAACTACAATGGTCGAACAAGTGTGCGCAAAACTTGGGCGAGATTGTATTCGGGTAAATGTTAGTATTGAAACAGATGAAGAAGATCTAATCGGCGGTAATACATTGCTAGATGGCAATGTCGTTTATCGTGAAGGGCCTGTACTAATGGCTATGCGCCGAGGCGCAGTTCTTTTGATCGATGAAATTGATCGAGGTTCAAATAAACTAATGTGTATGCAAAGTATTCTTGAGGGCAAGCCATTGTTCAATAAGAAAACTGGTGAAATGATTTATCCTACCGAAGGATTTACTGTAGTTGCTACTGCAAATACTAAGGGTCGAGGTACAGATGACGGCCGCTTTATTGCAGCACAAATTTTGGACGAGGCATTTCTTGAACGCTTCCCTATTACGGTAGAACAAGAGTATCCGTCGACTACTGTTGAACGAAAAATTCTGCAAAATAAAATGGAATTTTTTGGTAAAGTTGATTCTGAATTTTCTGAGAAACTTATTACGTGGGCAGACATTATTCGTAAGACTTTTCTTGAGGGCGGCGTAGATGAAATTATCAGCACTCGCCGATTGGTAAATATCGTGCAGGCGTACTCAATTTTTAACAATCAAGAAGATGCGATTCAATATTGCATTAATCGATTCGACGATGATACTAAGTCCGCATTTATGGATTTGTATCAAAAAATGAGCAATCCGTTGCGTCAGGAAACTACTTCGGAAACAGTATACGATGATACTAAGTCCGCATTTATGGATTTGTATCAAAAAATGAGCAATCCGTTGCGTCAGGAAACTACTTCGGAAACAGTATACGATGACGGCGAACCTCTTATTAGTAGTCCACAAATTTAATTGATACAGTATAGCGTACGCAAGTACGCTATACCTACGTATATGCACACTAATGAAAATACTTATGATACGTTTATTCCTAGATGGTTTGGCCGTTTAGGTAACAACATACAACAAATATCTAACGGAATTTATTTCTGCAGAGATAACAAAATACATTTTACATCTCCAGATCACCCGATGATCGAAGCCATTGATTTGAATTTTGGCGACAATAAATTTGCCATACCGCCAAATTCTCACAATTGGTTTTACTTTTTCAATGGTTCAGATGCCGACTTTAGTACAGACGTCGATGCTTTAAATTTTCATCGCAAACATATCTGCGAAGAATATATATTACCTAAACTTAAAATTAATCATAAAGAACTAGATGAACCATTGCCCGACGATGTATTGGTGATACATATTAGAAGCGGCGACATATACACTCATTGGCCATCTTCTCACCCACAAAACCCCTTTGCGTACTATGTAAAACTATTCAATATGTATTACGGTAAAGTTATTTTTCTTGTAGAAGATCTGCGTAATCCGATTGTAGATTATTTTTCTAAAATTACAACCGATACAAGAGTGTGTTCTATTGAAGATTCCTACTCTCTTTTGCTAAGAGCAAAAAATATTGCGTCGTCGGGGGCAGGTTCTTTTGTTATTGGTGCCGCTCTTTGTTCTAAAAATATTAACAAATTTTATTGCACTGATCTTTGGCTACCGAATAGCATAAATCCTACTATGCTAAAAGATCATCTTGAGGTATACTGCGCACACCTAACAGGTGATAAATATATAAAAATTGGTGAATGGCATTCCTCCGCTGAAACCATTGATAAGATTTTAAATTATAACGAAGATATATTATTTGGGAGATTATAACATGAATAAAAAAATTGCCTTAATCACAGGCATTACCGGTCAAGACGGGTCTTATCTTGCAGAGTTACTACTAGAAAAAGGATATGAGGTACATGGCGTAGTTCGTCGTAGCTCGTCTAGAAATACTGGTAGAATAGACCATATCTATAGTAATCCAAATTTACATTTGCATTATGGCGACATAACGGATTCGTTAACCATAATGAATATTCTTAAGAAACACAATCCATCTGAAATTTATAATTTAGCAGCACAGAGTCACGTAATGGTTTCCTTTGAGACTCCTGAATATACTGCAAGTGTGGACGGCTTAGGTACTCTAAAATTACTTGAGTCTGTTAGAATTTTAAATATGGATAAAACAACTAAAATTTATCAAGCATCAACATCGGAATTATATGGATTGGTGCAAGAAACTCCGCAAAAAGAAACAACCCCATTTTATCCTAGATCGCCGTATGGTGTAGCTAAGTTATATGCATATTGGATAGTTAAAAATTATCGAGAATCATATAATATGTTTGCGTGTTCAGGAATTCTATTCAATCACGAATCGCCTCGGCGCGGATTTAATTTTGTGACTAAAAAAATTGTAGATGGGCTTGTTAATATTAGCGGTGGCTACCAAGATTGTTTATACATGGGCAACTTAAATGCTATGCGAGATTGGGGACACGCGAAGGATTATGTTCGAGCAATGTGGATGATGCTGCAACAAGATAAGCCGGATGATTTTGTTATTGCGACGGGCGAACAATATTCAGTCAAAACATTCATCGAAAAATGTGCACCTTATTATGGTATGTCTATTCGTTGGGAAGGCGCCGGCGTAGATGAAGTGGGTATTGATAATAATTCAGGAAAAACTATTATTCGTGTAGATCCTAAATATTTTAGACCTGCGGAAGTAGAGACTCTACTAGGAGATTCGACTAAAGCTAGAACTATTCTTGGATGGTCGCCGGAATATACATTTGATATGTTAGTAAAAGAAATGTGTATGGAGTTTAACTAATGTTCCCTCCTTCATATCGAAATATCAATAAAATAATTACGGAAAAATATTTAAATTATGATTTTGGATTTTTTATTGAAGTAGGCGGGGCAGATGGATATACTCAAAGTAATACTTGGTATCTTGAAAAATACAAAAATTGGACAGGAGTTTTAGTTGAACCAAATTCGGATTCTGCAGAAATGTGTCGAAATAACAGACCAGATTCTAGCGTATTTAATTATGCATTAGTTGATCGGGAGTATCCAGATTCGGAAATAACAATGGTACGTAGAGTGGTGTATCAAGGCGATCCCGGACTTATGACTGCGGCTAAAGATTCTCCGTTAAGAAATAATTCCGATTGGATGCAACCGACAACAAGCATAGATAAAACTGAAGAATTTACTATACGTACTACCACACTTGATGAAATATTAGAATCTTTAGATATTAAAACTGTTGATTTCTTTTCTTTGGATGTTGAAGGTTATGAAGTACAAGTATTAAAAGGATTCAATTTGGAAAAATATTTGCCAAAGGTTATACTAATAGAATGGCATGACGATATACAAACTATTTCCGATGTCTTATCTAATACCCATAAGTTAGCAGAACAACTATCTAAACATGATTATGTTTTTATTTTAAAATAGGATAGTAAAATGGAAATGTATAAAAGTAGTAAAATATTTGTTGCTGGTCATAAGGGATTAGTTGGTTCAGCAATAGTAAATAAGTTGCGAAGCGAAGGATTTAATAATCTTGTTTTGCGAGATAAGGAATCTCTTGATCTTAGAAATCAATTGGAGGTTAAAGAATTCTTTAAAGCGGAAAAACCAGAATTTATATTTCTTGCTGCAGCAAAAGTCGGAGGAATAAATTGGAATTATACTCATCCCGCCGACTTTATCTATGACAATCTTCTAATACAATCAAATGTTATAGATTCTGCATATAGAAATGGAGCTAAGAAATTATTGTTTTTAGGATCGGCTTGCATCTATCCTAAGGTGACCCCCCAGCCAATTAAAGAAGAATATTTGTTGACTGCGCCATTAGAACCAACTAATGAGGGTTATGCTTTAGCAAAAATTACTGGTCTAAGAATGTGCGAATATTATAGACGGCAGTATGGTTTCAATGCGATTAGTTGTATGCCTGCAAATTTATATGGACCCAATGATAATTTTATACCGGAACACGGGCACGTTATTCCTGGCATTATTACAAAGTTAAGAAATGCCATCATTAACAATGATGACACGATTGAATGCTGGGGTGACGGTACTCCTACACGAGAGTTTTTATATGTAGATGATCTTGCAGACGCATGCGTCTTTCTAATGCAAACTTATAATGAGGCACAGTTCATTAACGTGGGTAGTAATGAGGAATTAACAATTAAAGATTTAGCAGAAAATCTTAAATCCGCAATGGGGTTCACCGGAGAAATAGTTTGGAATACAGATAAACCGAACGGTACACCTAGACGTAAAATGGATAATAGTAAATTGAATGCACTTGGTTGGAATGCCAAAGTAGATTTTAACGAAGGGCTAAAACGTACAATAGAATGGTATAAAAAAGAAAAGGGGATGCTATGAGATGGCCGTTGATGGGTGAAACAATTACATTCACCGATAGATTAAAAATGGCATATTTTGCCATGACTGCTGATAAATTCACTAACGGTGAACGAGTAAAGCAGTTTGAAAAGGAATGGAGTACTTGGTTAGGCGCAAAACATTCTTTATATGTATCCTCAGGTAGTACAGCAAACTTTTTACTGATTGCCGCCGCAAAAGAATTATACAATTTAAAACCTGGCGACAAGGTATTAGTGCCGGCATGTACATGGATGACAAATGTTGCCCCTATTATACAGTTAGGATTAACTCCTATCTTCTGCGATGTTAATCTATCAAACTTTAGTTTTGATCTAACTGATGCTATTAAGATATCTAAAAAGCATGATATTAAAATGGTATTTGTTACGCACCTATTAGGATTTTCTGCAGATAACGAAGTACTAAAACGCATATTTACAAACGCAATTATTTTAGATGACGTATGCGAATCGCATGGGTGTACAGACATTGCCGGAATTAAACGAGGCGCAAATAGTATGGGAGCTACCTTTAGCTTTTACTTCGGGCATCATATGTCTACAATTGAAGGTGGCATGATATCTACAAACAACGATGATCTTTATGATTTAATGAAGATGAAACGCAGTCATGGTTTTGCTAGAGAGTCCACTCGGTTTGCCGAATATGCAGAAACATATAAGGATATAGACAAACAATTTTTATTCATAACAGACGGATATAATTTTAGAAACCATGAAATTTGCGCCGTGCTTGGTTCATCTCAACTAAAGCGATTAGATGAGATGATAACTATTCGGAATAAAAATCATGAAATATTCTGTAAAATTATTGACAAATATCCGCATCTGTTTTATAATATTAAAAACTCTATAGGTAATAGTAGTTTCTGTTTGCCGTTTATCTGCAAGTCGCCAGAAATAATGAGGGCAATGAAAGATACGTTTACAAAAAATGGTATAGAATATCGACCGGTAGTATCAGGTAATTTATTGCGTCAACCGTTTTTAGCAGAATATAGTATTGACACCGATAAAGAAATAACAAACGCAGATATTATTCAGACACAGGGTGTGTATATTGGCAACAATCACTTTGTTACTTTGGAAGATATGAGATTTTTAGATAAAGTTGTAGGAGAAATATATGTCAACATTGGGTGAAAGTATAGAAGCAATTATTAAAAATACAGTCGATCGGGTATGTCAAGAAGATATGCCGGATTCGGAATATATCGCAACAGATAATCTAGGCGAGATTATTGAGAAATTAGCAATTATTCATATTCGTATGTGGATGTTAGAAGATGCGATGCAAGCAGCAAAAACAGATGCAGAACTTGCAGAATTGAAACGCAAGGTTGATATTTGCTTTAAGGTTAAGCGTCCTAAATACGTACAAGCAATTAACACTATGGTGGATGACGCAATTCGAACGAACAAATCGTTAAAAGAAGATTCAGTAAAATTATATAAAGGTGTAGATAATGGCTAAAATTGTATTCTTTAATCATTACCATAGAGGCGATTTGTTGACGCATAAAGAATATGTTCGTCAATTAAAACGAGAATTGCCTGATTTAGAATTTGAGTATATGCATTTTAATCATTCTAAATTAACTAGGGATTTAGATATTCCGAAGGTAGGACAACCTACCGATTTAGATGCAAAGACTCCGTTCTATCAGGAAGAAGATACTCTGTATATTAATACTTGGATAGGATGTTTCTGGGATATATTCTGTGAGCATGGCGGAATTAATATGGATTCGCTTTGGCATCAATGGCAGAAAATTTTTGAAACCATTAATGCGGCATTTAGTGTGGAGTTAAAACTAAACACAGAAAAAGAATTTTATTTGCCATCTATAGATTTTAGTAGATTTGACACTACTACTATTGATGAGTATTTAAGTGAATCTATTGGTATTAAGAAAATTCTAATCTGCAATGGTGCGCCACAATCAGGACAATCATTCTCATATAATATGTCTGATTTTATTCATAGCACTGCTAAAGAAAATTCTGACGTACATTTTATTTGTACTTCAAAATTTGATACTGAAGAAACAAATATTCTATTTACTGATGATATCATTAAAGACACAGAACTCGAAGATGAAAAACGTGCACCATGGGAAGATAAAGGATTTTGCGACCTTCAAGAAATTTCATATTTGAGCGAACACGTAGATGGTATTGTTGGTAAGAATTCTGGTCCTTTTGTATTTTGCGAAACAAAAACAAATTATATGAATTCAACCAAGAAGTTTTTATCGTATAATGTTAGTTGGGGAGAAGCATTCCATACCGGTGCGAAAAAACCAACAGAAACAATGTCGAATAATATGAATCTTAAATGCGATTATAAAATTGTTCCTATTTCAGATATTCATAATTTAACAGATGCTGATGCAACTAATATTAAAAACTCTTTAAACGAACTAGCGAATAGCCTATGAAAAAATTAAAATTGGGTTTTACCGATACACATGAACATTTATCTACATTCTTTGCTAGTCTGTTAGCTAATAGATTTGATGTAGAAATTGATAACGAAAATCCCGATTATTTAATTTTTGGCGATGATAATTTCGGAACAAACAATACTAAATTCGATAAGAAGGATGTAGTTAAGATTTTCTATACTGGAGAAAATCGTCGTCCAGAGGATTATGATTGTCATTATGCAATATCCTTCGATCACAATTACAGCAATTGGCATTATCGTTTACCGTTATTTGTAATCTATATGTGGTCGTTAGATCAAATTCATAATACTGGTTATGACTATTATCACATTCTTCAGGATAATCTACCTAAGGAAAAAACAGATTTTTGTTCTTTTGTTGTAGGAAATCCTAAATGCGAAATACGTAATGACTTCTTTCGACGTTTAGGTAAGTACAAAAAAGTTGACAGTGGCGGCACACTATATAATAACATTAATGCTAGTCTTGACGGGGAACAAGCAAAGATTGATTTTCTATCCTCAAGAAAATTTAATATTTGTTTTGAGTCGAGTGCGAATCCGGGTTATGTGACAGAGAAAATTCTACATGCATATTATGCAAAGACTATCCCTATTTACTGGGGTAGCCCAACAATAACTGCAGATTTTAATCCGCTATCCTTTATCAATGTAAATAATTTCTATGATTTAGATGCAGTAGTAGATTATGTTAAGATGATTGATAACGACGATGACCTATATAATAGAATCCTAGCAGCAAGTCCTTTTGCTGGAAATATACCTAGAGATTATGTTATGCTAAATAATTTCTTAAATTGGTTTGAATCGGTAGTTTATAATAAAATTGACATGAGAGAAGAATGAAAATACAAACCTTCATTTTTAATTGGGTAGGCCAATACGACAATACGTATAACAAAGAACTACAATTAAAAGATTTCAATCCTGTTATTATTAACAGCGACGAAATCTACAACGATATTCCTGAATGGCATCACATTGGGAATGATGCTTATTTTGGTGCGCAATTTGCCAAAGCAGTTGAATTATTTTTAGAGACCGACAATGAAGTATTATTTCATATACAAGGTGATGCATCATATAATGACTGGCCTAAACTATATGACGATGCAAACAAATATTTTGAGATGTCAGATTGGGGCATTTATGCACCTAATGTAGATTATACATGGTATGACTCTAGCAGAACAGATATTAATAGTTTATATTTTCCGATTGACGGATTAAAAATTGTAGCAAACACAGATTGCACTTGTTGGTTCATCCATAGAGATATTTTAAAACTCTACAAAGAACGTAATCTAAATCTTGAACAATATAAGATGGGTTGGTCTTGGGATATTATATTACCTAGCCTATGTTTTATTAATCAGCGACCTGTAATACGAGACTACAATCATACAATTCAGCATCCGCTAGGTACAGGATATGATACTAACCAAGCAGAAAAAGAAATGCAACAGTTATATGATACTTTGCCCGAGGATCTTCAAGAAGCGTTTCGATACATCAAAGGTGATCGGGAAAATTTAACCAAATATTATCAGACGCCGGCATGAAAAAAATTATAGCGTTTAGTCTTTGGGGTAATAATCCTAAATATTGTGCCGGAGCAATACGCAATGCACAATTAGCTAAAACAATTTTTCCAGAATGGATATGTATTTTTTATTATAATGATACCGTACCTTCAACCTACATTAAAATTTTAAACGAATTTAATAATGTAGAATTAGTACGAATTGCCGATGGATCATTTGGAGCATTTTGGCGATTTTTTGATATGCTCGAAGATACAATTGTTATATCTAGAGATTGTGATTCTCGGTTATCGGAAAGAGAAAAACGCATTGTAGATGATTGGTTACTTAGTAAAGAAAAAATGTGCGTAATACGAGATCATATTAATCACTACGAGTTTCCAATGCTGGCAGGTATGTGGGGTATTAAAAATGGACTTCATATAAATTTGCATAAACCTATGGAACAATATTGGTATACGCATTCTTATTTGGTGGATCAATTTTATTTGCGAGATGTTGTATGGCCGGTGTTAAAAGATAATTGTAAAATTTATGGTATCAAGGAAACTGCTTGGATGCGAGAAACATATGAAAGTATTGGTATGGACTTTATTGGTCAAACATATTCAGAAGATGAATCTCCAGTATATCCCGGCGCTTTAGTATAGGGTTAAAATGGGTATCGCATTATTACATCATACAGGGTTAGGTGACCATTTCATGTGCAATGGTCTTGTTCATCAATTAGCTGATAAGTATGGGGAAGTGGATTTGTTCTGCAAAGAGCATTTGTATAAAACTATCAATCACTTATACATGGATTTTCCTAACATAAAAATTATCCCGATTAAAAATGATTCAGAAGATCCATATCGGTATGCCGCAAATACACAAAAAGATCTAGTACGTGTTGGGTTTGAGCATACCGATTTCAATAGATTTGAGGAATCTTTCTATGAACAAGTAGGATTAGATGTTGATGATGAATTTGCATACTTTCAATTTCCCTCGGATTTATCTGGATCAAAAAAATTATATGAGCAAGTTGTTGCGGCAAAGGGAAAAGATTATATTTTTGTGCATAATGTGAGCTCTTATAAAGCATTTGATTTAAAGATAGAATCAACCTTACCTAGATTTGTGGTTAATAAAACAGATACAGATGACGTATTAGATTATATTGATACTATCTGTAACGCCAAAGAAGTACATATAATAAACAGCGGGTTACATAATTTAGTTTTCCAATTACTATGCCATGGAAAAGTAAATTCTGATAACGTATTTTTTCATGATGCAAGAAAACCAAAAGACGGTGGAATTGCTATTAGAATTCCTAGTGATGTAAAGGTTATACAATATGACTAAACGAGTTACAATAATTACACCTACAACCGGTACAGATTACTTAGAACAATGTTTGCAATCAGTTAAGAAACAAACATATAAAAACATCAATCACTTCGTTGTTATAGATGGGCAACAGTATGCGGAAAAAGCAAACAAAATTTTAGCAATTAATCCGAACGAAGAAAGAACAGTTTTATGTCTTCCGGAAAATACTGGGGCGGATGGGTATAATGGGCATAGGATTTATGGTTCTATTCCTTATCTATGTAATACTGATTATATAATGTACTTAGATGAAGATAATTGGATTGACTCATCTCACGTCCAAAGTTTAATTGATACAATAGATGAGGGCAATGATTGGGCCTTTTCTTTAAGGAAAATTTATGGTAGCAATGGTGATTTTATTTGTACTGATGATTGCGAAAATCTTGGGCTGTGGCCGACTTGCATCAACGAAGAAGAACTCTTTGTAGATGTTGGTGCGTATTTCTTACCTACCGCAATTGCTATTCAAATTTCTCCTTTATGGTATAGACGAGCAAGACATCCTGAGGAACAGCCAGAAGTCGATAGACTTATTATGCAAATTCTGATAGAATATAATTTTAAATATAACACCAACGGTAGATATACGTTAAATTATAGAGTAGGAAACAGGCAAGATTCGGTACAAAAGGAATTCTTTTTGTGGGGAAATGCTAAGATGGAGCAAAAATATGGAGATTATTATCCGTGGCGCAAGAAATAGAATATAAGTTTAATGAGGGTGATCTGTTGAAAGATTTTCAGGCATATGTTGATGCGACATACAATCAACACTACGCCCTAAACAAATATCAAGCAACAGAATTTATTATTGATAACGGACATGGCGTAGGATTTACTGCGGGCAATGTAATGAAATATGTCCAAAGGTACGGAAAAAAAGCAGGAAGGAATAGACAAGACTTGCTAAAGGTGTTACACTATGCATTGATGCTGTTATATGTGCATGACATTGAAACTAAGGAGACTAAATAATGCAAATAAGTAAAGAAACAATTGATATTCTAAAGAACTTCGCTTCTATTAATTCCAATCTAATGATTCGAAAAGGTAAAACGCTTTCGACTATTAGTACCGGTAAAAATATTTTTAGTAAGGCAGATGTAACTGAAGAATTTCCTCTCGAAGTAGCAATTTATGATTTGAACTCATTGCTTGCGCTTTTAACTGTTATGGAAAATCAAGAAGTCAATTTTGGTGAAAAGAGTTTGACTATCTCTAAGGGCAATGGTAAATTTGAGTATTTCTATGCTAGCCCAAGCGTCATTGTTGCTGCACCAGAAAAGAGCATTGAGTTAGATTCGCATTACGAATTTACACTTTCCGCAGATGATGTACAGATGATTATGAAGGCTGCTGCAATTACAGGCGCGCCAACTATCACAATTTCCGGCAAAGAAGGTAAAGTAACACTTAATATTGGCGATAAGAAAAACGACACAGCAAATACGTATAAAAAATCAATCGGAGATAGTGAACATACTTTTGAATGCCATATGGCAGTTGAGAATTTTAAAATTATTCCCGACGCATATAATGTTACTATCTCTAAAAAGAAAGCATTCCAATTTAAACATGCTACTAAAGCAATTGAATATTTTATTGCAATGGAACCCGACTCGGTAGTTTAATGTTGCTGTACGCCTATTATAATATGGAGTTGTTATGGATTATCGTGAAAATGAATTTCTTTGGGTTGAGAAATATCGCCCGAGGAAATTAGAAGATTGTATTCTTCCTGCTAGTCAGAAAACTATTTTTCTGGAAATGCTAGCAAAAGGAGAGATACAAAATATGTTATTATGCGGCGGCGCAGGCATGGGCAAAACGACAGTTGCCCGTGCTTTGTGCGAAGAGCTACAAACAGATTATATCATCATTAATGGATCAGAAGAATCGGGTATTGATGTTCTTCGTACAAAAATTAAACAATTTGCATCTACTGTTTCTTTTAGCGGTAAGCCAAAAGTTGTTATATTAGATGAAGCAGATTATTTAAATCCAAATTCTACACAACCTGCTCTCCGAGCATTTATGGAAGAATTTTCATCTAATTGTAGATTTATTCTTACTTGTAATTTTAAAAATAGAATCATTCCTCCTCTGCATTCTAGAGCAGCAGTCATTGAATTTAAATTACCGAAAGCAGATAAACCTAAAATTGCCTCAGCATTTTTTAAGCGAGTAAATGAAATTCTCAGCATTGAAAAAGTTGAGGCTGATGGCAAAGTTGTTGCAAAGGTAATTGAAAAGCATTTTCCGGATTATCGCAGAGTTCTAAATGAACTTCAGCGTTATGGTGCATCTGGAAAAATTGATGAGGGTATCTTTGTAAGTTTAGGTGAGACTAATCTTCAAGAGTTGATTGCATCTTTAAAAGATAAGGATTGGAAGAAGATGCGAACGTGGGTTGTTAATAATATCGACAATGATCCGCAAACTATTTTTAGAAAACTATATGATGTTTTATGCGATGAGGTTATACAAATACCTCAGTTAGTATTGCTGCTAGCAGATTATCAATATAAGTCCGCATTTTGTGCAGACCAAGAAATTAATTTGGTAGCATGTTTAACTGAGATTATGGCAGCGGTAGAATTTAAATAATGATAAATCCCTTTGAAAATATATTCATTTGGATAAAAGAAGATTGGAAATCTCACCCTCTTCGTTTTAGTATTGAGCTACTTGCGTGGGCATTAAGTATCGGCTGTACTATGTGGATGGGGTATACTTTACCTAATCCTCCTTTCATATATCTTTATCCGTTGTTCATGATTCAATGTATGCTTTTTGCTTGGTCAGCTTGGACTAGGGGGTCAACAGGTATGATTGCAAATTACCTATTGATAGTAACAATAGATGCAGTAGCATATGTGAGGATGTTATGAGTTTATTCGGTAAGCCCGTTGAAAAAATTGAGGAAGTTCCGTATAAATCTCCCGCAATTTCTCCCTTTGATTTTATTAATTCTATACATCATTCTAAGCAAGATTTGATCGTAGATGAATGGTCCGAAAAACAATACAATCCCTTTATTATAAACAAGGGATTATCCTATGGACACGATACCGTTATACCCGCAAATGAGATGAATTCCCGCCCTCATTTGGATAAAATTCTTCAATTTCACTTTCTCATAAATATTGTTAGACCTAGAAAAAGATTCAATAAATGGATAAAGGTCGATAAAATCGATGAATTGGAAGTAGTAAAAGAATACTATGGCTATAGCACAGAAAAAGCCAAACAAGTACTCCCCCTTCTAAATGAGTCGGTTCTTGATAAAATGAAGAAAAGCTTAACAAGGGGCGGTAAGAATGAGTACTGACATCATTTCAATAAATTTTCCGGGATACAATCCGTTAGAAGTAATTTTAACAGAGCCCGATGATTTTCTTAAGGTAAGAGAAACCTTAACTCGTATAGGAGTAGCTTCAAGAAAAGATAAAACACTATACCAATCATGCCACATATTGCATAAGCAAGGTAGATATTTCATTGTACATTTTAAAGAACTATTCGCATTAGATGGAAAAATTGCAGATCTTTCTGAAAATGATTTACAACGACGAAATACCATTGCTAAATTGTTAGTGGATTGGGGATTAGTAGAAATTAATAATCCTCACAATTTTGTAAATTACGCCCCTCTTTCTCAGATAAAAGTTATTTCGCATAAAGAGAAAGATGATTGGACACTAGAAACAAAGTATAACATTGGCAAGAAAAAGATGCCAATGGGATATAAATAATATATTACACATTGATCTCACGTTGAATCTTGCTGCAGCATCTTCAATAAACTGATCTGTATCAGCAGTACTTTTTATAAATATTAGGAGAACAATATGTGGACAACACCATCGGCAATCGATTTGCGTTTCGGGTTCGAAATCACAATGTACATTGCAAATAGGTAATACCGCTTTCCTCGGGATGGGAACGTAAAGACTTCACCTTAGGACCGCTTTGGTACGGAGCGTGAATTAAGCTGGCACAACGATAGGGTGTCCCTGTATTCAGTAAGCAGGATAGCTATGCCTTCGGGGTAGCACTTTCTTTAACTCGCTTAATAGGAGCACTTATGATTACAGCCGATATTTTTATCGACACAGTTCAAAACGGCAAACGCCAATTCATTTCTAAATATGTAACAGACAAAGACCTTGCAAAACCACTCAACGATTTTGTGGATGCGCAGACTGTATTTTCGCACGCAGTAGTTACATCAGTGAAAGAATCTTTTGGTCATCTAAATAAAAAAATAACTCAAAGTAAAATTGAAGAAGTAATTAATCCATTTAATATTGATTGGGTTCAAGCAGGTATGAAAGCTTGGTTAGATCAACCGGCAACTAAAACTAAACCATATAAGGAGTAACATATGACGACTCCTGCTTTTAGTAATTTCATTTTTGGCCCAGCATATAAAGATGTTGAGAAGTTTTTTGTTGGTTATGATCAACAGTTTAATCGCATGGCAAAGTTTCACGATGACCTGGCGAAAAATGTACCAAATTATCCTCCATATAATATTAAGAAAACCGGTGAGAATACTTATGCTATTGAATTAGCGGTTGCCGGTTTTGGTAAACAGGATATTGAGATTGAATTCGCAGATGATGTACTTATTGTCAAAGGAAATACCTCTGAAGATAATAACGATTATTTGTTTAAAGGAATCGCTGCACGCAACTTTACTCGTACATTCGCATTGAATGAACAAATTGAAATTAAAGATGCAGAACTTTTTAATGGTATGCTTAAGATTGTACTAGAACGTATTATCCCCGAGCATAAGAAACCTAAAAAGATTGAAGTTAAAGATGCAAATGAACCTACATCTTCTAACGGAAAAAAGTCTAAGAAAGAATTGTTATTGGAGGATACTAATGCAATTGATTAAAAAAGTTTGTAATCTTTTTTCATTGAAGCATCGGTATAATTCAGATTTAGAAAACTTTATTCTTAGTAATAATCCAAAAGATGTTTCGGATGTAGAGCGGTTAGCGAAGCAATATGATATGGCTCGCAAAAATAGTTTTTATTAAATACATGCGGGGGGAAACCCCCGCAACTGAAAGGATATTATGATTAGATTACTTAAGTTAATAACGAGTGAAGAAATTGTAGGTGAATGTACTAAGCGAGGATCTAAAATTTTTGTAAAAAGGCCTTGTGCGATTATGCTTATTCAATCTAAATCTACACCCGATCAGCATTCAATGGCATTAATCCCCTATGCTGGATATACCAAAGGTCACGAAGTACAAATTGAATCTAAACATATAGTTTGGGAAGCTGAGTTGGATGAAGATGTATTGAATCAATATACATCTCTATTTGGTTCTGCAATTCAAATTGTAACCTCGGCTGCAGATAAGGCAACAATACCAAATACATCTACTTTAAATATAGTAAAAAATTAAACTAAGAACTAGGGCACCGCCCTAGTTTTAGTATCAAATAACTTCTTTACCGCATACTGTGATAAAGACTTGCTCGCGGGGCGTATTAGGTATATCTAAATTTGTTACATACTCCCCCATTTGATGCCGTTGTATCCATACTATTTTATTGTCTGCATCTGTAAAGAAATCTGTTATTAGATATAACTTAGCAGAATCACATTCAACTAAACCAAAACTATAAATTTTCTTAATTGGTACGGGAATCTGTTCGTATTTTACCTCATTGTTAAATACAATCATACTATGCATCTTAAGCATTTCATCGGACTTAGCAAATCCGCCCTTATTTAAATATAACTGATAAGTGGATTCTTTTGCAACAAATTCCCAATCCAAATTAGTATATGCTATAGTGTAATCACCGTTCTCTTCAATAAAATGAAATTTAAATTCATTTGCTGCGAATGTAATTGTTGCGAACGCTAATAGAATAATTGCTAATAGTTTTTTCATGACAATCCTTCATTATGAGCCTAATCTTGATTAAAGAATTTTTTCTTAGGCTTAGGTGGTGCTACAGGTGGCGGTGGAGGTTCGGGTTCCTTCTTAGTATGTATATGATCTTTTTTCAACATATCTTTAAAAAGTTTTACAGTTTTTAGAAGTTCTCTATCTGCAACCATTTTTATGGCTAATAGTTTACTGTCATAACTATTAGCTCCCTCTAATAAATCCCTAGATACGGACATCTTCTTTTTTGGTTTTAATGCTTGGAGTTGTTTCTTAAACTCTTCTGATTCTGGTGTCTTTTCTTCTTCGCTCATTTTTTTCCTAGGTGCAATCTACCCATCGTAAAGTTGAATACCAATCATACGTTGGACTACCTTTAGGTATAAAGCAAGTGCCTAATTCTGGATTTTGCTGTATCCTATCCTGTACGATCAAATACATACAACCCACGTACAAAACTATTGCAAGTAATATTGTTGCAACCCATGAACTATCATTAAGTAATGCTTGTAATTTTCTTCTTCGTCTAGCAGCTTTAGCCATAGCTGCAGCTCGCGCTTCTTTTTGTTCTTTTTCTGCTCGGTCTCGTTTTTCTTCTATAAGGTCAGACAATCGCTGTCTTTCCGCACTAAATCTACTCCATATATCACCCAATCCAGGTGTTTGATAAATCAACATTTCTCGCAATTCTACTTCGGCTTGCTCAAGTTGCATCTGCATCATAACATTATTCAACGCTTGAGAATTAACCTTAGACGGGTCATCGCTGTCTTCACTTTCCTTTTTTGCTTGAGCAGCGGCTTCTTGTACTACTCCTTTGGCATCTAGAAACTTTCCAATATTTCCGGACACCTCCATTGTAATTTCTGATACATCTGCCGCTGCTGCTTGACATTCTTTATAGAACTCCACACCTGATCTTATTGCTTTTAATGCCCCTTGCGCCATCGCAAAGGCGGTGATTGGATCCACGACATTCCTTTTTCTTTTTAGCTTTTTAGTTCCTCCGCAGCTTCTTCTTCTGCTTCGGCCCGATTATTAATTTCTGCTTGAAATGCAGATCTTTGCATTTCTGCACCTGCCATTGCTGCTTCTCTACCTGTACCTGCAAGCATAATACCGCTTAATGTTCCGCATAAAAATGTTGCCACGGGAATAATAAGTTCAAAAAATTTACTATCAATGGGACTTATTGCATCTAGCGGCTGAGTAACAAAAATAATACTATATAACACTACAAAAATAATGCCAATTAACGTAAATGCTAAACAAGCACCAATAAACACTTTAAGTCTAACCATTAACTCCGATTCAGTATATCTCTCACCGGGCTTAGATACTTTTGATTTTTCGCTATTTTTCATCTTTTCAAATCCTTATTAAAAATTAGTTCAGGGCAATCTCGATTCACTTCACATATTGGTTTTTTGCATTGTGGGGTATTCCAATTCCCCGGATCTTGGCATGGGTATCTAAATGCTTGATTGCATCCTGCCAGTAGTAAAATTATAAAAATACAATATTTTATATACATCATGTTATCCTCGTCTTGTCCATGAACTTATGCCAACGTATGCGCCCACTACGCCACCTAATGCAATCCAGTACAATTCCAATGCAGAACTGATTCGTTCAATCCTTGATTCTGGGACAACAAACATAATAGAAAATGCTGTGACAATGAGTGAAATTAACGCTACCCATGCCATTCTTCTTCTATTTTTTGCTCGTTGTTCGTAGATAGTATATTCCTTTTTATCTAAAATTCCATCATGGTTTATATCAATAGATTCTAGATTTTCTTCAGTAGCCATTTACACCTCTCATGTTATGCCGTAAATCTATACGTTAGTATTTCTACGAGTTTGCGTATGAAGGTAATGCTATTATAGGTGTGGGGGGTAGTGCTCGAATCAGATGCGGTTTAATTTAAACCGAAGACAATGTCATTACGAAGTGCCACTTTGCACGGGCCTTCATATTTTTAATCCATTTTATTTGGACATTTTATTTGTAAATAATGGTTAATCTCATCTTTATTTATATAGGTAAAGCCTTAAATATATTATATAATAAGACAAGTAATATAAACGAGGAGTTTTATGAAGTTCTACACTAGTGTGAATCAGTATGGTAACAATATTTTGGTGCGCGGTATTAATAATGGAAAACGTGTTCAGGATAGAGTTTCGTTTAAACCTAAACTTTTTGTAAAATCCAAAAATGAAGCAAAGTATAAATCGCTGTATGGGCAGAACCTAGAACCGGTACAATTTGATAGTATTAATGATGCAAAAGACTACGTAAGCAAATATAAAGAAGTAGAGAATTTTCCTATATTTGGTAACACTAACTACGGTTATCAGTATATTACGGAAAACTTCTCAGATGAAATTGAATTCGATATAAGCCAAATTAAGATTTGGTCATTGGATATTGAGACCTCTGCCGAATTAGGATTTCCTGATGTTGCAAATCCGCAAGAACAGTTGTTGGTTATCACAATTCAAGATGCAAGCACTAAAGAATTGATGTCCTTTGGTCTACACGAATATGTAGTTAAATCAGAAAAACACACGTATATTAAATGTAAAGACGAAGTAGATTTGTTGAAAAAATTTGTAGACTATGTGGCAGCAGATCATCCGCATATTATTACAGGTTGGAATGTAGAATTTTTTGATATCCCATATCTTTGTAATAGGATCACTCGTATTTTAGGAGACGACTATGTTAAACGTCTATCGCCTTGGAGAGTGGTCAAAGAAAAAAATATTATTAAACTGAAGAAAGAAAACATTTCGTTTGAATTGTTGGGTATTGCGATTTTAGATTACCTTGATCTGTATAAAAAGTTTACCTATACCAATCAGGAATCATACAAATTAGATCATATCGCAAAAGTAGAACTAGGTAAAGAGAAGTTATCGTATGATGAATTTTCGTCATTTACTGAATTCTACAAAAATGATTGGCAAAAATTTGTAGAGTACAACATTCGAGATGTTGAACTGGTAGATGAGCTTGAAGAAAAGATGAAATTGATTGAACTCATCTTAACAATGGCGTATGATGCAAAGTGTAATTATATTGATATCTTCTCTGCAGTACGAACCTGGGATTGCATTCTATATAACGAACTATGGAAAAAGAATATTGTTGTACATCAACGACAAGAAAAATCGGGGAGAGGTATTGCTGGTGCTTATGTACAAGAGCCTAGACCAGGTAAATATAATTGGGTAGTATCATTTGATGCGACAAGTCTGTATCCTAGTATCATTATGCAGTATAATATGTCACCCGAGACTTTGGTAAACACATATCCAAAGTTCTATGATGTACAAATGAAGAGTTTGCTAAATGGTACAGCTGACCTGTCCGATCTACAAGATAAACAATATTGTATGACAGCGAATGGCAGGTGTTTCACAAAAGAAAAACAAGGCGTGTTTCCGGCAATTGTTCAAAAATTGTTTGATGATAGAACTAAGTATAAGAAACTTATGCTTGAGGCGCAATCTCAATATGAGGTAACTAAGAATAAACATTGGCAAAAGGAGATATCTAAATATAACAATTTTCAGATGGCTCGTAAGATTCAAATGAATTCGTTGTTTGGTGCAATGGCAAATGAGTATTTTAGATTCTATGATGATCATATTGCAGAAGGTATCACTCTAACGGGGCAATATATTATTCAAAAGGTTGGCAAAGCATTAGATGATTATTTGAATAAGATCTGCGGCACTAAAGATTTTAACTATTCTTTTTATTCAGATACAGACTCCTGTTATATTACTTTGGATCCATTGGTGCAAAAATACTACAAAGATCAACCTTCCGAGAAAATTGTAGAACTACTTGATAAGATTTGCGAAGATAAAATTCAGGAAGTACTTAATAAAGTATGTAATGAAATTTCAGAATACACGCATGCGTTTGACACTAAGATTAATTTTAAGCGAGAAGCAATTGCGGAGACGGGTGTCTGGGTTGCAAAGAAGCGGTATGCGTTAAATGTTTCCAATAATGAGGGTGTACAATATAAAGAACCCAAATTAAAGGTTATGGGTCTGGAGATTGTTAGATCATCTACCCCCGAACCTGTGCGAGATGCTTTACGAGGCGCGGTTAAATTAATTTTAACTACAGATGAAGAAGTAGTGCAGAAATATATTATGGATTTTGAGAAAGAATATAAACAACATGCACCAGAATTAATTGCATTTCCTCGAGGGGTAAATG